GAACTTGGATGGGATTGTTACGATAAAATCGCTGTAGAGATTGGCGGCACCTCCGTTTACGAGATTGATGGTGCTGGAACTAAGTGGGCTCCAGTTAAAGGCACTCGCAAGTATAATAAAGATGCATTCATTGTCATCAAAAACCTTGATCGCAATCCAACTGTTCCGTCACAACCGACAGAAGAGTTTACTCCAAAACATGAATATTCTAAATAAATTTTAAATTTGATTTGATATGTTTACGATTTACTCTAAGAAAGGCTGCCCCTATTGCACAAAAGTTGAGCAGGTGTTACAGTTAGCAGAACTTAAGTATGTTGTTTATCAACTTGGTGTAGATTATACCAAAGATCAGTTCTACGAAAAATTTGGACACAGTTCTACTTTTCCAAGAGTGCTTAAGGATGAAAATATAATCGGTGGATGCACCGAAACGGTAAAATACTTACGGGAGCAAAAATTAGTCTAATGGAACAAAATCTCATCGACATCTATGATCTTGTTGAACATGCAATCGATAATGCATTTGATGGTCAGATGAATTTAAAGTTTTATGATTACTTGAAATCTAGTAAAGTAAAAAAGCATGAAGTGGATTCTTTTATTGAAAGCTCTACTGCTGCTGAACTTAGTGATCTGACAATGGAACTCGATGAGTATCTTAAGGGTGGTGCTGATAGTGAACACAAACAACTGAGAGAGGGTTATGGTCATATCCCTAAACCTCAAGCAAGAAAGATTAAAAACTATTTGTATGGAATCTTAGAGGATGCATGGAGGTATAGTAATGACCGAAAACCTGGACGAAGAAAAAAGCAATCTAAATAATCAAGATTCCCACATAAATCGTGGGTTTGAATTATTATTAAGAAATAGGAGGGGAGCACCAAGACCAAAAACTTTTCAAGTGAAGTTTGGTAAAATGATCTCCATCCTCAAGAGAGAGTTTCATTTTTACTTTGAATTTCACATAGATGTAAAAAAGACGACAAACTCTCAGGAGGTCTAACATGGAATCAGCAACCCCTTATATTTTATTTTTTTGTGGAGCAGGAATCATTGGTTCCTTTTTTATCGGACTTATGGTAGGATGGTTTGGAAATGATCTGGTCTATGCTTTTCTAAACAAGGCTAAGCAACCAGTAATGCATCCAGAGATGTTTGATCAAAATGGCAACATGCTCCCCGATGAAATTTTAGCTGTAAGATTTGAAAACGATTATGAGCCCGACGAAGACTACGACGACAACGAATAAGTCTAAAACCACTACAAGAAAAAGAGTGGCAAAACCAAAGACAGCAAACACACCTATTCCAGATCTCCCTACAAACCCTTTTGTTTTTGAGGTCCTTGAAGTTGTTTCTAAGCAAAGAACTAAGGCAAAGAAGGTGGAGGCACTGAAGAAGTATGAACACGATTCTCTAAAAGTAATCTTTGTATGGAACTTTGATGAGTCTGTGATTTCTCTTCTTCCTGAAGGTGAAGTTCCATATGGTGATTTGAAAGATCAGAATGTTTACACTGGCACCCTTTCTGATAACCTCTCAAGAGAGGCAGCAGGTGGTGAGGCTGCTACTAAACAGGACCTACAAGGGCAAGGAAGAACTTCCTTGCGTCGTGAGTACCAGAACCTCTATCACTATGTTCAAGGAGGTAATAACACACTCTCAACCATCCGTAGAGAGATGATGTTTATCAATCTTCTGGAGGGTCTTCACCCTAAAGAATCAGAAGTTATTTGCCTTGTCAAAGATGGAAAACTATCGGACAAGTACAAAATTACTGTTGATGTTGTAAAGGAAGCATATCCTGATATTCAGTGGGGTGGTCGTTCATGACAGTAGCAGTAGAAAAGGACCAAGAACAAAAAGAGGACATGGCGGAATACGGACACGAAACCACCAACATTTCGCCAGAGAGTTATGGATGTCAAATTCTACTGGAGAAGACAACTTTAGATCGAGCAAATGATAAAAGTTTTCCTACTGATGCACGATTGATTTGGTATGTTGTAAATGGAAAAGAGTATATCGATCTTACCCGATGCGGAAAAGTCGTTAGACTGTTTGATCTTTACTATGACATGTACGGAAAGGATTCTGTAAAGAAAATTGATTTTGGATATGGAACAGTCAATCCCAAACTGTGGGGAGAAAAACCTAAGAAAGAAAAGAAAAGAAAATGAGTGACGAATTTCTCAAAGCACAAATAAATGAACTCATCCGAGATGAAATTCAAGAAGTAATTAATGACTATGTTGACTCTGAGGAAAAAGCGAAGACATCAGGCCTTGGGTTTGTCTCTAAAGAAGAGGACAAACAGTTAAAAGTCAACATCTCTAATGATGAGGTAAATAAACTTATCAAGGAATATAAAAAGATCAAGAAAAATGAGAAATCAAATATTTCTCAAATCAAAAAACTTGGTTTGGTTGATAAGCACGGTAAACCATTGACTTGACAACCAAAGTAAATAGTACTATGCTTTAACCATGTATCATCAATATCATGTATAAACCATACTCGCCTGAGTGGACCCGCAAAAGGTATCTAAAAGAGTCACTAGACCTATATTTTGACAACTATGTTGATGTTGATGTGATCTATACCGATCTTATGGATATTATTCATGAGCGATCTGAAGATGCTTATGCGGAATTTCAAAAAGCAACAGACTTAGAATCTAAACTCCGAAAGAAGTAACATGCTCTCCACCCAATACAGACTCAGACTTGAGTCCATTTGTAGATGTATTGCGAACAAAGAAGAAGTTCCCTTAGAAGATATGATCTGGGCAGAGAAACTTGCCAAAGCACATACTCTAGCAAGAGATTGGTTGCAGAAAGCAAGACGCCAAGCCTCTCAGGATATCCAGGAAGGTAGTATGGATGATTTTATGAATAGGATGGGAATAGGAGACCCCGACCCATCCAATCACAAAACGGGGTTTGATGGAGCGGATGAAATTGTAGATTGGTTTCAGAGAGATAAACCTGACGATTGGAGGCAACGTGACTGAAAAGATTACACCTGAGACATACGAAAAGATGAACGAAGAGTTTGATGAAGAGGGACTTGCTTTTACAATCAAGGTTCCTACTCAAGAAGAAATTGATGAGTGGAGGAAGAGTGACTGATAAAGAAAAAGAAATTATCCTTAAAACGCAATTACATAATATCTGTGAACTGGTAGATGGGAAACTTAATCACCAGCATGTTATAGATTCTAAGGGTAATGCATCCAGAAGAATTGTAATAGAATATAAGGAGAACGATTAATGCAAGCTTCAATCTATTCTAACGGCAGTCAAGAATGTGAGCGAGCATTTTCTCTTTTGAAAGCTGTTCATCTTGATGAAGTTGTTGTGTATAAACTGGATAAACACTTTACTGAAAAACAATTCAGAGATGAGTTTGGTGATGAGGTTGAGTATCCTATGATTTCTATCGGCATGTACCGTGGTACTTTGAAAGAGACTCTCAACTATATGAATACCAAAGGGATGTTTTCATGAATGGATTTGGAAAGAAATTAAATAAGAGCAATCATATTGATGATGAACTTTCTAAATTATCAAAAAAATATAGGAAGATCAAAAAACTTTCTAATTCTTCCATCCATGAAGTTAATCGTATAGATGGCAAAGAACCAAAGATTGACTGGACTGAATATGAACAGGAGGTAGAAGAATATTATAAAAATAATCCAGAAGAATATGTGGAAGACCAATATCAAAATAGTCTCTCTGACTTTTTAACTAGTAGGGAAGACGGCCAATTATACGAAGAAGATTGATTTAAATAATGTCACATCATAAAGAGGAACTTTGGTCTAAAAATTATTCTGTTATAAAAGGTTTTATTGATCCGTCCGAAGCTAAAAAACTTTCTGACGAATTTAGAGTGTTTTCGATTAAACAAAAACTTTCTGGAGATAATCAAGTTCCAAAATCACGATCTTTACGTAACCATCTTCCTTTTTTAGATATTTTATGCCAAAGGTGTTCTGAAGTAAGTGCTGCCATCGGAGAGAGTGTTTTACCAACCTACACACATGCTAGAATATATGAAAAAGGTTCAATTCTTAAGAGACATGATGACCGTGATGCCTGTGAAATTTCTCTGAGTGTTCATCTTGATGGTGATCAGGAGTGGCCTTTTTGGATTGAAACTCCTGATGGCAAAGAAGCAAAAGTTATTTTGAATCCTGGAGATGCTATAATTTATCTTGGAATTAAAGCAGAACACTGGAGAGAAAAATATAAAGGCGAATGGTATACTCAAGTATTTTTGCACTATGTAAGAACTAATGGGCCCTGTGCATATGCAGTATTTGATCAAGATCAAGATCATGAAATAAACTTTATCAAGAGGATTAGAAAGTAATTGCAGTATTTTGTAACATACAATACAAAACTACTTGACTATATACTTTATAGGGTATATAATACCTGTACGTTCATCCCACTTCTGTGGGACGCAAGTAAGTCGCGGAACGGAGCGTTCATCCCATGGTAGAACTACTACTATACTCTGGTATGATGTGTGCTGATGCTGATGCAATAATCATCGGGATCAAAGCAAACAAATCAGAACTATCTCCACACATAGTTGTGGAATTAGTAGAGACCGTAAAGGAATCTGTACCAGAGTGTGAGTTCGACTGGGACGCAAACGACTGAAGGAACGGGGCTCAAATCCCATCCTTTAGGAGACCTACAATGAACACCTTAAATCTCATCAAAAAGCAGATCACCAAAGCTGCTGCACTGCACGATGCACAAATCACTCATACCGCATATCGTGGTGTTGAGTATGATACTCGTTGTGTAGAGAGTAAGGAAACCCATGGCACATTCTGCTATCGCGGTAAG